TCACCTGTACCATTAGGTGTCAGAACAATGTTGCCATTGGTATTTGTACTGATGATTGTGTTACCATTGATGTTGATGTTGTCAACGTCTAGGTCACCCGTGATATCCACCGCGCCAACCGCTTGGACATCATCGAGGTAGGCTGTCCCATCAAGATGCAAGTCTTTGAACTGAAGAGAAGCCGTGCCGATATCGAGGGTGTTCGTGGTTTTCGGTCTGATTTCGGTTGCGCTGGCAACGAAGTCCTGAACTGGGCCGAGTACGGTAATGGCCCCGCCTTCCGCCGACGTACCATCGTGGGTGTGTCCTGTCGAGGAATTGAACGCTGCCTCTACAGCATCGAACTCCCCATCGAGGTCGGAGGCATTGATGATGTTGCCGTCGGCTATGTTGTTGGAAGTGTCATTACGAGTATATCCTTGACCCATCGTTTTGATTCCTTATGGTTAGCGTCGCCCGTAGGTTCCGTATTCGAAGGTTAAAGCGTCGAGAGAGTAGGGCGGGTTCGTCGATTCCGAGCTAAAAACCAACGATACGACAAATCCGGAACCTATAAGTTGGCTATCGAAAAGCCGCTGGATTGTGCCGCCGTATTCCCCAGTGCCGTAAAGTGCCTCCCCGTAGAAGGCTAGCGCACCCGCACCGGACGCATTGTTAAAAGTTATAGATGCGGGTTGAATTACGTTTGACTCTTCGAAATCATATTTCAAGGCCACATCTGCTGTGAAACTTCCCTGCGGGTCCGTGTAAAGAAACATCTTGTAGAATGTCTTGCGAATCCGGGGGTCGTTCACGGGGATAAAAGGGGTTGCAAAACTAGCAGGGATGTTCGCCCCATCAAAACTGTTGCCTGACTCCATTTGGTAAACGTATCCGTCATCGTGTCCGAAAACCACTATCTCCGTAGAGGCATTATAACTACTATCCGCAACGTACGCCCGAATACCCCTCAACTCGCCCCACTGGATGCCCTTTTCCGTTTGGGTTGCGAGAATGCCCCTTGCCGAGTCGGTGGTGATGTTCGCGCTATATCCGAAGATGCGATATTGACTCTTCTCGCGAATCACCACGCTGGCAAAGGACGTGTGCTGGCTCACTAGCCTGTTCGTTTCAGTTTGGATGGGTTTGGAAATAACCCCGATGGAGAAATCCCCAAACTTATCCGTCGTTGCGAGTGAACGTATCCCGTCCGGACCCAAGAAGATGATATCCCCGCCAACCTCTTGGATGGTGTCTTCCTCGACACATCCCGTATCCATCGTCACGGGTTGCAGTTGAAAGTCAGCGATTGTGCTGCCAATCAAACGAGAAATAGATCTCTCACTAAATATTATAAGCTGTTCTCGAAAAATAATCAAGCCCGTAATTGCATTTCCGACATTTATTGTTCCTGCGCCACTTGCTGCGGTGAAGTCGTTGTCGGTAAAAGGGGCCGTGAAAACAAGGATAGAACCTTTGGCGAAAAACAATTGGTTCTTAAAGTTTACTACGTGGCTTGCCGCGACTGCTTCAGAGGGGGCAGCGTTAAGCACCGTAAATGTCGAATCGTCATATAGGGCAGGAGCATTGGCACCATCGACCATAGCAATCTTTTCTGTGCCGTTGAAGTTGTAACGGGCGAACCGAAACTTTACTGTCCCGTCCCGGCTGGTTGAAAGAAACGTGATTGCCGCATTATCGGCGGGGCTAGAGTCGAGAGCAGGGTTGATAGAAAGGGTTGCTCCCCCGGAAGATACGGTTGCGTCTGCCGTGACCGTATATACGAGGTCAACCCCGGCAATCTTAAACACGTCTCCCGCTTGGGGTGCAGCCGACAAACCGTCGACAACGAGGCTCGTACCCGTCTGGCTACCCCCATCCACAAGGACTGTGCCATAGTTGGGGACGTTGATGTGGGTGTAGCCGCTTCCCGTAGTCCTGTAGATAGAGTTGTTTCGGGAAACAATGACCGAATCCTCCCAACTTGCAATACCATTGATTTGATAATTCGAGGTGGTGCTGGTGAAGGTTACGGCAGCAGCGTTTGCGGGGCTAGAGTCGAGGCTGGTCGTTAAGGTTAGGGTTGCTCGATTGTTTGTTGCATCGTAAGATACGCCACTCGTATCAATTGTGTACGTTCCGGAAACACCTGCGATGGTAAAAGTATCACCATCTTCCGGGGTAGTGTGGATGTTCCCCAGCACGAGAGATGTTCCGGTCTGCCCAGAGCCGTGAACTACAGGCGCACCGTAGGGAGGAACGAGATTGTCATCATACTTATCAAACCCTTCTACGCGCCGATACCCACCTTCAATAGAGGGTTCGAAATTACGCAACACACGGGCTGAACCGGGTGCGTTAACTCCGTGCTGCAGGGGAGATAGGTTCGTAATCAAACCCCCGTCAAATTCGATGGCGTAGGTTTGCCAGCGGTCAGGCATACTAAGTCGCTCTCATGTAGATGTTTTCGTTGACAAGCAAGGTTCGCATCTGCTTGATGCCATCGTCGAACTTGCGCTGTGACAAGGACGCCATCTCGATGTTATCGCGGAACATGTAGGCATAGTACATGGCTCCATCGACAATGACGAACCGGAAACGTTCCGGGATGCTGGGGACATCGCTGTACAAGGAAAGGTCAACAGGAAAGGTGAAATATTCGAAATCAACTTGGTAGGCTTTGTCCGGGAAGGGTACGATACCATATTCGTTGTTTTGGGTGCGGAACACATATTTGGGAGCCCCACCTTTGGTCGTGTCGGTTTCGTCCTCTTGATCTATGTACCTATCGACGTACTCGTCGTAGCTCAACTGCTTGAGGCGAACTGCCCTACCCAAATCGAGGGTGGTATCCCTGCGAACCCGAAAGGTATCGAAGTCAACATACTTGGCTTCTCCCGGAATAGCATACCTCGTAATCCCCGCCTCGAGAGTCTGTTCTTGGGTGTTGTGGTTGAATGGCCAACCGAAGTGGGTTTGGTTGATGTGGCGGATGGAGGAGTTGACGGCTTCCTTGATTGCCGAATAAAATCCGGTGGCTGTAGCAAAGTTACTTGACGTTAACTGAGTTTCGTTTAGGCGAACCGCAACGTCGTTCGATAATCCAAGAAAGTTGTATGCCATGTCTATCTATCCCGAACTTTAAGTTTGATGGAGCGTTTGGCGGTACTGCCCGTCGAATCAATAATCGTGCAGAAGAAGGTGTATTCCCGGTTGACAACCCCACCACCGATATTGATTGTTGCAACCGTGCTGGTGTTGGTTTGGCTTACGTTTTGGATACTGTCCGTGGTTGCCGAACCGGATGCCGTTGTCAAGGTTTGGCCCGAAGCGAGGGTGGTTTCTGTGTCGTAGGCGGAGGTCTTGACGGACCACGTTACGGATGAGATTGTTGCCGACTCCAAGAAGCGAGACCAATCTACGCTGTAGTCTAAGGTTTCGTCGGGGTCTTTGAAGGGCCAGCGAAAGGACATGTTATCTTACTCCACAAGTACGGTTCGTTCAGCAGAGGACGTTCCGCGATGTATTTCTACGTTTCTGTTTTCAAACGGAACCTCGACAGTTCGCGTCGAAGCGGTTCCGATATCATCGATAAGCACCACTCTAAATTCCGATGTAACGTGGATGGTTCGGTCGAAGGCGGTCATCGGTTAGGCTGCTCGAGGTATGAGGATGGTTCGGCGGGGGCTATACTGTTCGCGAACTGCGTAGAAATCGAAAACGACGGCGGTGGTCGTTAGAGTTCCGATTGTTCCGGTGGATGTAACACTACTCAATGCTTCGAGAATGTTTACCGCGGGACTGCCAACTGCACCTATAGCACTTACGCTACCAAGAACCTCTGTGGGTTTTTCTTCGAGTGCATTAACAGTACCTGTGGCTTGTACGCCCGTTAGCGTTACTGTGTTGCTGTGCTCTAGTGTTCCTATCGAACCTGTTGCACTTACACTGCCAAGTATTTCGGTGATGTTAACTTGAACAGTGTTTACAGAGCCTGTAGCACTTACACTGCCCAGAGCCTCTGTTGGCTTTTCTTCGAGAGTATTGACTGCGCCTGTGCCTTGAACCCCATCAACAACAATTAAAGAATTTGCATGGGGGATAATGTCGTTTGCAGAACCTGTTGCGCTAACACTGCCTAGAATTTCTACAACGTTTACCTGTACAGTATTGACTGCACCTGTAGCACCGACACCAGCCGAAATAACTTCGCTAATGTCAATCTCAAACCCACCAGCAACTACGGGAGCAATTGCGCCTGTTGCGGTCACACTGTTCAGGATTTCTGTTACGTTTACCTGAACGGTTCCAGCAGAAGCTGTGGCGGTGGCTTGGTCAAGGTTGCTTACAATAACCTTGCCATACCTAGCTGTTCCGTAGACACCTACTCCGTAAACAGCAGCATTTACGGTAACAGCCATGATGTTTCCTTACGCGATGCGAATTACAGCGTTACTTGCGTCGGCGGCAGGAAATTCGATAGTCAAGTCACCAGCAGTAGCACTCACTGTGCCACCAAAATCAATGACAGCGATTGCTTTGTTGCCTTGCCCAGCGTTGTAAATAATACAGCCATCAGCAGATACAGTAACGTCAGCAAATACTTCATCTGTAAAGTCAACAATAGCGGTAGAACCGTCTAAAGTAATAGACGCCCCATCAAGGACTTGCCCTCCGGCAGAGTAGCCTGTTCCGGATGCCTCATCAGAGTTTCCTGTCACATCAGAATAATTGGTTGTGCTGGCATTGTACGTGCCAGTCGGGGTAGCCTTAATCAGAGCCAACTTGATGGAATCGGTGTCCAAATCGTGAACACCGCCCAGCAGTTCTGTCTTAAAGCTGTTACACATTGCGGTTGTGATTGCCATCAATCTTCTCCGTTAAGCGGTTAAATAGAAGTCTCATAATACTCTTCGAGAGATATTGAGATATTCACGGCACTGTTTGCACTAGCAAGGCCGCGAATCTTGTCATCCTTTACAAGGAATAGGGGGTAGTCGGTAATCTGAAGCAGGGAGTTCGCGGGAAGTTCAACGGTCTCAGCGAGGGTGTGGTATGTTGTTGTCGCTGCTTCGTACCAATCGAGGCTAAATGTAACTGTGCTTCCCGACGCATTGTTAATGTAGATGCTGTTTACGTCGGTGTTAAATCGACCGGGAACCGTGTAGATGTCTTGGTTCGAGGTGGTTAGTTCGAGAGCAAGAGTTCGTTTTTTACGTTCGCTCATGAGGTTAAATCCCAAAATGCCAGACAGCCAATGATGTCGTCAGTTCCTGAAATGGTTCGTGCAGCCAGAGTATAGACATCGCTTGTGCCAGCTATGGTTCGCCCAATTTGAAGGTCGAAGTTGTAGCCTGTGGGAACTATGGCGTCGCCTGAAGATTGATTAGTACCCTTTGTATAGTTTTGCAACACGAGTGTCCCGCCAGTTAGGGCCGTTGAACTTACGTCAAAATCTACATTGTCAAAAGTGCTGGTATCGTAAGAAGCACCCGTAAGTGTCGGATTTTTAATAAGGGCAATCTCGTAATCGACGTTGTTCGGAATAGGAAAGACTGTGTAATACGCTGGCAGTACAACAGCGTCCAGACTGCCGGAGTTCAATCGAATGGACACAAGAGGCTCAAACGAGGTTGTTACCGTTGTGGCGGTAGTCATCCTTGCCCAACTCAACGCATTTACTTGCTGGTATCCGCCTTCACTAATAACGCTGGAACAAATTTGTTTCATGGCTGCGGAACTAGACAACGTGCCTGTGGCTGTAATCTCGTAACGTATCGGCAAGATAGCCGTTTTCATGTACACCTTATCGAGACTGTTCGCATTGTGGAACTTGTGGCAAACAATGAACTCACCGTTGATAACAAAACCACACCGTACCGTCCCGACACCAAGCCACTCAAAATCCATAAACAGTATTTGTGCGCTAGGGGTAGTGGTAACATCTAGCGTGTATCCGCTTGGACCTGTGCCATCCAGCTTGTCTGTATTCCAGCTAGACTGTGCTACGTAGCGTGTGTCGTCTGCACTACCACTTGTTGAGGTGCGTACAACAAAGCGTACGTCCGTGCCATTCTGTTCGAAGTACACACCGTCGTTAGCCCCAAAATATCCAACCCGCTGACGAAGATTTTCTTGCTGGGCTGCGAACACAAAGGTTGCCATAACCAGCAAACTTTTCCCCGGTTGATACGGAAACACCCGCTTTGATTCGCGAATGACCTCATCACCTGACGCAGTAGTAACAGACATCTGCACACTGCTCTCATTAGCAAGGTGAGATGTAGCACCGCTACCTGTTGTCGAGGTATCAAACTGTGGGTCTATACCAAATCTATTCTGACTATCAAAAAGCGTAAAGGGCTGTGCGGTTCGCAACCTTCCAAAAGCATCTACGTTCGTACCGCCAATAGAAACCTGATTACCATTGCCTGTGCTAGAAAGACGAACCAAATTAGGATAAGACGTAATCGACACTAGACTTTCCTATACTGCTTGGTTTTCTTGGCAATTTTCTTTGGCTGTTTGGCATTTAAAACTACCCACGACCCTCAAATATACGTTGTATCAGGTCATTTATATTGGCTGTTTCCCGCTCAAACGGTCGCGGAAACTGGCCTGTTATTACGTCTATTGCCCCCAGACGGAGGTCTGCATCGATCCATTCAGTCAAAGCAGCGTCTATTTTGCTGTACATGGTCTCGATATTTTCATCGGTAGCCTCAATATCAGAGTAGAAATCTACGGTCTGTTCGGCATCCCGCTTACGGGCTTTGTACCTGTGACGAATTGCTTCAATAAAAAATGTTGACATAGCGGTACTCCCATGCTTATTTTACAGCAAAAACAGAGGATAGTCAACCCTAAAATTGCGGGTACTCACCTGTACGCATAGTTTCTGCCAGTCTTTGTGCCCGCTGGCCTACCTGACGTGCCCACTTGGAGTCGAGCATTTCTACTGCTGCTTGCTCAAAATCTCCGTCATCCAGAGCTTGCCACATTTTTCCAAAGCCTCGAAGACGAGGAATACCGAGATTAAAAGCCATATCGGAAATAACAAGCTGACGTGCAGGATCAAGCCTGTCAATAACAGCAAAATTTGAATGAAGCTCTCGCTCAACAATTTGAATGTCATTAAGACACAAGTAACGAGCTTCGTCTTCACTAATGCCTCTATCTTCGAGATTACGTCCGATACCAATTGTCAATATCCCTAATGTGTCTTTATACGGCTTAAGTTCTACGCCCTCGTGTATCATTAGCTGATCTACGAGCTGTTCTCTATCGTACTTCATTTCTTTAGCTGACTAATCGATTTGATACCAAAGCTGGCGGCAATACTTGCAAGGATGCCATACTGAAGCCATTCAGGTGCGTTACGGAGAAAATCAAACCCTGCTTGCATGTACGGCTGCAGAGGCCCGACGAAACTAGCTAAAATGATAGCTATGAAACATAAGGTCCACGCCTCGTCTTTCCACGAGTTATCCGATGCGGACATGGCTTGGGTTTCCCAGTCGCCATCCTGTTCAACCTTCTTAACGGTTGCTTCTACTTTAGCTACCTCAAGTTTAGCTTGGGCTTCAGCCTTCTTTTGCTTGCCCTCAAGCCAAGTACCTGCGATATTAGCTATAGGTCCTACAAGTGCTTGCCACATGATATCACCACGCCTTACATGACCAGTAGCGGGCCGAGAACTTGTCCTTTGCCGTGTCACAGTTATGACGGGCACGGAAGTTACTACGACGCTCTGGAATGTTCTTCTTGATTGTCATATTGGGATCTCCGAAACGTACAATCTTAACTTCGCTACCCTTCTTAGCAAGTACGGCAAACTTTTTGTTCTTTCCGGGGGTACGTTTTGGTTTGTTGTACCCAGAAAAGGTCTCTCCCCGATATTTTAGCTTGCCGCCTTCTGTACGTTCTACGTTCTTAGTTGTTGCCACGAGCTTTACTCCATCTTGCTGTGTACCCGCCTGATGCGGCACGGTACTTTGCTGTCTTTTCTGCAACGCCTTTAGGTTGCTTCACGAACTGCTTGCCTTGCTTTTTGCCTTCTCGCTTTGCTTTTGTGGTTCTGGCGTATTCGTCACTAGATAGAGCTTTAATTGCTTTTTCAGGTAGATAACGCTCGCCTGTAGCGTCTGGCCCTTGTGTTGAAGGCTTACCACTTTTGGTTCGCCAATTCTGTTTCGTCCAGTCTTGTAGGCTTTTCTGTGGTTTTGCGATTGCCATAGATTCTTTCTCAGCTTGTGTAGCCCCCGCCCTTTTCCTTGTATTGTTTAGCAAGCATCTGGGCTTTACGTGCTGACCATTGACCCGAAGATCCACCTTTATTGCCAGCCTTGATCTGGTTAAATAATCTCTTACGCATAGTAGGCTTCGTGTAGTTGCCTGCCTCATTGACGCGGGACTCCCCGCCCTTTGCCATGCGCTGTGCGTTCCAACGCTCCGTGTAGCCTCCCATAGCGGCTTTCTTCTTGGACTTACCTGCGCTAGATAAGGCAATAGCCACAGCTTGCTTCTGCGGCGTACCCGATTCCATCTCCTTGCGGATGTTTTCGCTGATCGTCTTTTGTGAAGAGCCTTTTTTGAGGGGCATTATAATCTCCTTAAAGATTGGGGGAGAGACTAGCCCTCCCCCGCACTATATTAGGCAAAAGCTGCCGCAGCTTCGGCAGTGCCGAGTTCTGCGATAACAGCGTACACACGTACTTTACCGTCGAATGTTGCTGTGTTAGCAATCAAGTCGATGGTGTCAGCAGCGGTGTAGAACTTGCCTACACTTGTCGTGCCAGATGCCAATGAAGTGTGACCTGCAACAGCAGCAGCAAAGATGTCGTCATCAGCATCATCGCCAAGATCCAGAACTGGAGAACCAGTGCTGGCAAGGGTCAGAACTTCGAGACCTGCCATAATAACCAAAGAGTTGGCAGGAAGTTCGAATACTTCTACCGAATCAGAAGTTGTTAAGCTAGTTGAAGAGAAGTCAAGAACAACTTCTACAACTTGTGCTTTAACGCCAGCGGGTACGCCAGCAACAGCACCAGTGATTGTATAATCAACCATAGTTTAGTACTCCTCTAGTCTAAGCTAACAACGCCGCGAACGATGGCTTCAGGGCGCAATACTTTGCTACCGAAGACATGCAGACCGCGAATGATGTCGCTAAAGGTTTCAGTCGAACGAACAACTTCTGTTTTCGCGATGTGCGAAGCAGTAGCTGTAGAGCTCATGTGACCTGCAAGGATTACATTTTCCGTGCCGTCAGTTGCAAGACCACTCAAAGTAACTTGGTCAGTACCGCCCGTTGAATTGAAGGCCGTTGATTTGTAGCAACGGAAGCCTGCAATGTTACCCAACGATACGAGACCGTTGCGGAGAGGAGATACTGCATCGCCAGTTACTTGTACTTCTGCAAACTTAGAACCTGCAGAGAACAGGTGCTTGTAGAAAGCAGGAGGAGCAACGAACCAGCGGTTTTCTTCAGGTACAGACTCATCATCAAGGGCTTGAGCCATGATCATCATCGTGTTAACTGCAGTGTCCCCCGGAGAGGTTGCACCACCAATGTCAAGAGCCGAACCGAGAGTACCGATGCCGCTGATCTGATTAACAGAAGCACCCGACTCACCAGTCAAGCCTGCATTGGTTGCCATTGCGTCAAGAATCGTAGCGTCGTACTTGCGCTTCAGCGAGTATGCACCCGAAGAAGTTGCAAGAGCTTCGAAGTTGACGTGAGACTGACGCTCTTCGATGTCGTCGATCTTGAACGCAAATGCGTTGGCCTGATCAACAATCATCGTGATTTGATCGTCAGCAAGGTCTTGTGGGTTGACTACTGCGCCACGTGAGTAGCTAGATACAGTAATCGTAGGTTCTTTGATAATACGAACCGTGTCGCCGTAGTTCTCAATTTCACCCGCGTAATCGGTGTTGGTGATGTCTTCAACAACCGAAGCACGACGGAAGAATTTGAGGACTTTCTGGCTAAAGATTTCCGGTGTAAAGTTACCGGAAGGCAGGTTGTTATAACCTGATGCACTATTAAAAGCCATAGTCATATTCCTTCGTTGTTAATAATGGTTAAGCGTTAAAATCGATGCGCCCTTCTGCACGAGCCGCGTCAAGTTCTGCTTCGTTTGCTTCGAACTCATGCGGTTTCATGCGGCCAATTTCAGATGCTTTCCAAATCCTCTGTCCACCAGTACCTTTTGCATTAACGTCTTTCGCTACACGTTTGGTTACTGTTTCTGCGGCAGAGGCGTTGGTGCCTCTTTTATTTTTTGACAAACCTGTATCTGCTTTGTACAAATCGATGACACGAGCTGCCCACTTAGCATCGGTGTTATTCTTGTAGATACCGTCGCTCAATGTAGATGGTTGTTCGTCGAGCCAAGCAAGGAACTTGTCGTCGTTACGCAGATCATCAAAATCTGGGTGATGACGTAGAAGCTCTTGATAGGCTTTCTGTACTTCCATATCCTGCTCACGTTCACGCAGACGATTCACTTCATTACGAAGCTCCTCTACTGTGCTATCTGCTCGCAGGGCAGAGATTGTCTCAACTACGCCGTACACGTCAGGGTACTGCTGTTTAAACTGCTCTAACTCTTCAAGGCTCTTAGGAGCTTTAAGACGGGTCAGTGCGTCTAATTGCGGGGATGATTCCCCCTGTGCAGCAAGGTCTTTCTTCTCTTCTTTCCACTCAGACACTTTAGCGTCGTAGTGGCGTTTCAAGTCGTCGTACCTTTTCTTGTAGTCTACGTCGTCCTGTTTGGATTTCCGAGAGAATCCGTCTGGAGTGGCCTCTTCTTGCGAGGGGTCCGATTGAGCTTCCATTTCGGTTACAGGCTCCTCATCGTCGTCATTGTACACGTCGTCACGGTAATTGCCACGATAGAGATGTGAGTTGTTGATAGTTCCAAAGGAATCGTTAGGTTTGTTGGCGCGGTGGCCTCTTGCTTTTGCCATGATACTTCTCCTTGTGCAGGGCCACTCGCGTTCGGTGGGTAGCTGCTTCGGTTAGTTGAGTGACAGGGCCGTTGGCGACGGGTAGCTGTCCTTTAGTTCTTCGGAATAAATCCGGAAGAATTCTTTTGAGCTGCTGCTTGCTTTCTGTTTGTAGAGAGGCGGTACATAGCCCTAGCCTCTGCGTCTCGTTCTATAGCTGTAGCGGTAGGGCTGCTTTCAAACAAGTTATAAACTTCTGTAGCAGCTTCTGCGGGTGTGATGTCGCCTGTGTACATGTCCGCAAGTATGCTCTTATCTTTTATTTTTTCTTTAAACTCTGGTATAGCTGGCATGTAAACGCCTGTTAGCATATCAATGTTGTGCTCAAAAGACTTCTTATACAGCGATTTTTCTTTTTCTGTTTTAGCACTTTGCATCTTGTATAAACTGTCTAGCATCAATTTTTTGCTTATTACAGCGTGTAAATACCTATTCCTCTCAATCATATCTCCGAAATTGTCAAAATCAACCGGAGCTGAACCGCTTTCGTATTGGCCTTTGTGCATTAACTCATGCGTCAAAGTATCAACATATGACATCTTTTTATCAGTGCCGTACTCTTGCGAGCTCATTCGGATATCATTTGACTTAGGTTCATATGCACCATAAACATTTTCGCCCATAGGTTTTTCTGAAACAAAGCCCGAAAGACCTCTTGGATCAGATAGTGCAAGTTGAAGAACAGGATCCCACGTACTATTGTATCCCTCCTCAACGGCATCAGAACCTTCAGGTATATAGAGATTCGCACGGTTTGTTTTGTATCTATTTAGGATATCAAACCCAGCTTCTACATCCCCAAAGGACTCACCTTGTTTACGCGCTTCAGCTTCAGATTTTATCTGGGCTAACTGCTCTTCTTCGCCTTCATTGAGTGGTGTGATTAAAAAATCAGCTATACGTTCTACCAAACCCTCTTCAGAGTTTACATCTCCACCTTCAGCAAACTTTTTTTTTACGAATCCGCCTCGCTGCATCGGCGCTTGAGGTGCTTGTGGCGCGGGCGCTGCCTGCTGTTCCTCAGCGGCTGCGGCCTCTTGTTGACGGCGAGCTACCTCTTTCTTGCCGCGATTGTTGATCTTCTCAAGTACGTCGTACCCGATGATCTTAGCAAGTGTAGGCTCGATGTACACTTCGCCTTTAGACACCAGTAGGTCTACGGCTTCTTCTTCACTTGCTTCAGAATCTCCCGTAGCAATCTCAATACCTAGACGCTTTGCTACGCCGATAGCACTCATGATCATCTTCTTAATGTCACCGTAGCCTGCTACTTCTGCGGCTGCGGCATTGATAATGAAGGCACCCTCCGGCACCTCCATAGGTACATCGTCTGCAATGCTTTCTTGTGGAGTTGCTTCGGCAGCACCGATTACGCCGCTGGGGGGTCCAGCAGGGCTAGGCTGATCAGGAACAGTTTTCTGTACTTCTGTTACGCCCCCCGTAGCCATCATCATACGTAGTTGTTCTTCTTCTGGAGGTGCTGAAGAAATATGGTTGAGACCATACACAGAAAGAGTAAGGGCCTGCAGTAAATCAGGGCTGAGAGCTTCTGTATCAAGATGGATTTTATTGAACTGATTCATTACGTTTCTCACCCAAAGGTTGCTCGTAGTATCTTAGGGTGTTATCACCCATAACCTCAAAACCTGTTTCAACCATAATTTGTTTGCCGTTTACGGTCTCTTCTTTAATTTTAAAAGCATTACGTGCAAATTCTTGTGCTGCTTGCCTGTATGCAAAGGGGGTGTAGTTGTTGTTGTTCCCCCGAACACTATCTATGCCGTAGAATGTCTGATCATGAATCATTGTGGGCATAGAGTAGGATTTACGAGCAATGTCATCTTGCATTTTATTTGCTGTATTTATAATAAATTCAGCGAAGGCGTCTTGATTAGCCGTTATATCGTCCCGTGTTTCTTCTGATACTTGTAGCCCGCCCTGCTTAATAATAGTGTACATGAGCTGTTGAGCAGTTAACGATCCTTTTTTATTGTTACTAAAATAGTTGGGATTATTGGTAATGGTGCCGCTATCCCTTAAGATCACACTAAGCGCTTGTGGGTGAGGTTTAAATCCGTACTCCGTGATTAATGAATTCAAAGTACTAGCAGCTTGTTCTGCGTGTATCTGAGCAAAGTTTGCGTTTTCTTCTGCCCCAATAACAGATGCAGAGCCCGCCTTGAATACGCCCTCATCTGCATCGTATTGTACAGAAACCTCTGAACGGCTAAAATCTGTTTCTGCTTCTGGTTTAAGAAATAATTGCATAACTTTCCTAGAAACTAAGCATTGCACGAATATTTGTTGCAGGTATGCTTGTATAGTATTCCAACATTTTTTTTCTATTTTCTAGGAACCCACTTATGTTCGTGTATCCTGCGTTGGCAGCACTTACAGCATCAGTAAAAAGTTGCTTCCAGTTCATATCCTCTGGTGTTGCTTCAGTAGCATAAATAGCACCGCTCTTGATAGCATCCGCCACAACCGAGTTTGCGTTTTTGGTGTACTGCGTTTTATCAAAATCTACGCGCATATCTAAAGCTGAAACTTTATCTTGGTCTACTTTAAATCCGTAGGTTTTAACGAGCTCATTAAGCACTACAGAGGCTTTGTTAGCTTCAGGAATAGTGTAACGGAAACCTTTATTCTTGCTACTTTCGCTTGTCATTTTGAATTCACCGTCTGTATATCCTATGATAGCGTGTCCGTAAGTTGAACCTTTCCTTTTAGCCGATATATACGATACAACTCCAATACCAAGAGCTATAGGATTAAGAACGGCGGCTGCTTGTGCTGCAGCCATAGACCCTGTCCATGCTGCATAAGCAGTAGTACCAGCAGCCGCAACAGATAATCCCCCTTCAAATGATGGATTTTCGAGGAAAGAGTCAATTGATAATATGGCACCTGCGGTACTTGCTAATTGAGCTGTCAGGCTTGCCGTTTGCTGAGTAAACTGAGTGTCCATCTTCAGCTTCTCTGTAGCAAGCATAGCTTCTGCAGCATCGGCTCCCGGAGGGAGTGGTACCTGCCCGCTTATACCGTATATGGTATTATTAAACGCCTCATTTACAGCTCCGCCCGCAACAATCTGGGCGGCTTTATCATTAATAGCGTTACCTAAACTAACAACGCCCTTATTTATAACATCTCCAACGCCCATATAGGATACACCAGTAGCTGCTGCTGCGGAGTATATATTTGTTGGGTTGGGCGTAGCAGGAAGCGTTGCATCTGAGATAAAGACTTGCCCCTGTGCTTTATCGTTAAAAAATATGGTATCATACGTTTGATAAACGTAGGGCTGCAGATTAGATGCGACTTGTTGTGTCTGTTCTGCCAAAGTAGATTCGTACGCCTGTACATTCTCTTTGCCAAATTGATCAATCTTAAGTGCATCCAGCTCATCTAAACTGGCAAATGAGACTTGACCCTCTGGGAGTTCTAAGAATCCCCAATCAATTGTGTTTGCGCTTAAAGCAAGATCTTTTATAATTGTAGCTTCATCACCAACTAAATCATACGTATCACGCATGTACTTTCTTAGTTTAAAGTCGGTGTACTTATTAGCAATGCTACCAATATCTTCCAGAAGACCTTTTAAGTTCTGTAGATTATTTTCGGAGCCTAGATATCGCCCCTTAAGATTTTCAAGCATTCTATTTTCACGACGCTCATCACGACGCTGTAACATTCTTTGCTTCCACAGTGGAATGCTAAGATCCGTAGGGGCTAACTCTTCTTGGTTATCTAAAAGAGAGGGGCCACCTACAACTGGCGACAAAACAAAAGGACTTTCAACAAACGGACTTTCGACATCTTGTGCAATGTCTAAGAAAGTTTTCCTAGTCTCTTCTGGATCAATTGCCATTCTTCATAACTTCTGTGTAGTTATTCTTCAAACTGAGAAGCATTTCCAGTAAAGCCGCTTTCCCCTGCAGACGGAACATTTCCTGTTCCGATTGTGCCATCACCAACCCCCGAAGCGTCAAGCTCTGGAGATCCTTGAGGTACTCCTGCATCGGGTCCCATACCTGCGGGTTGTTGACCAGCGGGGCCACCTTGCGGGCCTGCTCCTTGTTGTACATTCTGTAGTCCTTTCAGCATCTCTGCGTACAGAGCGGCTTCGTCCATATTGTTGACAAGACTATCAGGATCGATGTCTTGAGAGATAGCCAGCTCACGCATAAGGTTAGGTATCTTGATAAAGGGTGCCAACATTGGGTTGACTACCGTTTGTAGCAGAGCCGTAAGACGCTGCGTACGTACCTCCTTTTGCATGACAGCCGAAGCACCACGAGGTTTAATCTCTAAGTCTCCCTCGATGTCAGGCGATTCCTCATTGAATTGCATGTTCCACTGGAAGTACGCCTCACCCAGCGGCTTAAGCATAAAGTCGTCGATATTCTTGATAACCGTCTTCATCGACAAGCTGGCAGAACCGAGCAGCATAGACAGACCCGAAGCTGTACGCCCCGTGCCTGTTACACCTGTCTGACCGTGCATAATTGACGGGATACCCGTTTCTTCGTCTGCAAGCTGACGCGCAATCTGGTACATCTGAATGTTTTCACCCGCTGTATTCGGGAACTTTAAACCATTGATTGCGGTACCTGTGACGCCTGACTGACGACGGAAGATCTTTCCGGGGTAGATATCGAAGTTTTGTCCGGGAACCAAAGCGGCCTCATCAACATCAAACACCAAGTTACCTGCAAGTGCCAAGTTGTCGATAGCCATACGCATGTGCCCATTCATGAGCATCTGTGCGTCTTCCATGTTCTCGGCTACGCCTACACCAAAAATGTTGTACGGGTTCAACTCAAACGGTACGGCATGGTACGGAATACGTGCCGGAGTAAACGGATTGAGCACACAACGCAATACGCGAGGTCCGCATACCCATGCGTTAATCTGTACCTGATCGAGGTCATCCATCCCTGCAGGGAGATCCATCCCGATCTGTTTGGCGAAGTACCCATCGAGAATGCCCCAATATTCAAGAACCTCAAAGCGGTTGTCTTGATACGCAGGATCGTTCTCGTCATTACGTACGGTGTCTTCGTAGTACTTGTCGATGTAGTTTGGTCCACTAGCAATAACGTCTGCGATTATCTCTTTATCGAAATACGGACGAGTCTGTAGCGAACGTAGCTGCTGACGGTTCATACGGTGACGTTGAATCACGTACTCTGCGTCATCAAGGCTCAAAGCAGAAGGATCAGGGTGGAAGTCCCACACGGATACTGCTTCGATACGTGGCACCATCTTCTCATACGGCTGGTACTCACGGTTGCCTTCTTCATCACGACCCCACTTGCTGATGGTCTTGGAGAAGTTCATCGGACCTTTGACGATACCCGTACCAAATAGGGCCGACTCGAACACGGCAGAACGAAGTACGTTGACTGCGTTGGTGTCGAGTAGCTGGTCGTGGATCATCTTTTCCATACGACGGGCTGCTTCGGCTGCAGGAGAGATTTGTGGCTCTCCAATACGAGAACGCCCCTCTGCAAGGGGTAGCTGCCCGTACTCGCCTTTTAAGCCGCCCAAGAAGTCTTTCTCTTGTTCTACGGCACGTGTAGCTCCGGGGGGAAGCTCTCGACCGTCGCCTTCGTACCCGAAAGGGTCTGTGAGGGTCAGGGCGTCGTCTAGTGGTGTCTTAAGATGAGCAAACTCCGCAATGCCTTCGGGCACTGGGGTAGATTCAACCGACAGAGGGAACCGTTTATTGGCAAACAGAATGTCCACGATCTGACCGTACGCCGCCAAGACTTTCGTCTTAGTGATCTTAAGAAAGACCTTTGACCGCTCAGAATCGCGGTACTGGGTACTGCCGTCGTTGAAGTTACCCCGGAAGTTTTTATAGGCTTGTAGCCAACGCTGTTCATGATTGTAACGACCAGTTTCCGCAGCACGGAACCGTTCTTGAATCAATCCAGCAAGTCCGGGGGCTTTTTCTTCGACGTTTTTGATCTCGCTGGGCTGATCATCATCAGCCGAGCTGTACATTCCATCAGATGCCATTAAGAGTCCCCTTTGGGATTAGGTATTACTTGCCGCTCGTATTGTACAGGCTGTAATCATCAGCCATTTTGAGCATGCCAGTATCGGTAGGCTTGCTTTGTTTTTTAGGCATGTCTTCGGTAAGTACGCCCGTTTTGGCGCGAGTATCGAACTCGAGACCTTGACGGTACAGTTGATTTTCGCCTGTTTTGGCGTCAACTGATTGTTTGTCTTGGCCCATAATATAGCCTGCACCATAATTATAGTTATTCATTGGCATTTTGTCTACTCCTTTTCTGCCACTATTAACAGTTATTTGTTCAATAACTGATTCATTTGGTCCTCAGTCGAGGCACGTCTTGGTAATGCGTTAATTTGTTGTGTTATCTGTTGGGCTGTAACGCCTAAAGGTCCGCTGCGTAAATCTTCAGGTAGAGGTTCTGCCTCCTCAATATCGCTCGTTGTAACTGGAAAAGGACTAACAACCTCTTCAACTGCCTGCGCTCCCCGCACCGCAGCCATGCCGTACTCCCCGCGTTCATAGTGTTCTATAGCTTCTGCGCCTTTTTGCCCAGCAGCATAAAGTGAAGCAGTGGTACCAGCGATAGGTACTATCTTTTTAACAGGACCCGGAAGGTTTTTATAAACATCCACAATTTTAGAAAACATGTCGCCAACCATAGACGACGTGGGAGGGCCTTTACCTTCTGCAGCAAGTTTTTCGGCCCTTAAATCCTGTTTAGTTTTACGAAGAAGTTCTTGCTCTTCGGCTTTAATACGAGCAGCCTCTTCGGTTAGCCCTTTTCGTTCTACAATCGTACGAGCTTTTTCGGTAGCGGCCTGCTCTGTACGAAGTTCTGCTTCTGCTGTTTGTGCCGCTATTTCTGTTTTCTGTTTTTCTCGCCTAGCCTGAAGAATCTCTTCATCTTCAGGGGTTGAGGCAATCGGTGTAGAGCCTTCTAGTAAATCTTGCCCTCGTGGTACGACAGGAAATCTTTGATTGCTTTCAGTTACTCTAGTTGCAGAGACATTCATCTCTAAGGGAAGCTCTCGCAAGTCCTGCATATTAGCTGTGTCAGCAAAAATATTTTCAACAGCACGTAGAGCACGTGTTTCTGGTTCAACCTCGTCAATCTTAAAAACGGGAGAGGTGTAATAATCGGATGTCATCTTTGCCATTTCACCCATAATGGCAGATGGGCTTTCATGACCTAGAATTTTACTTACTAGGTCTTTGTACCCTAGTTCATACGCGAGAATTGATGGGATAATCTTACGGAGGTCTTTGATACCAGTAAGTTTTCTACCCATGCGACGTTCAAATTCAGAAAACGCATCCTTCATACCTCCGGGGGCGTTTACGGCTTGCGTCATTCTCTCTCGCGTCGTATTGAATATACGGGAGCGTCCCTGCTCTTTAGCCTGTTTAGCCTGATCTTCAAGGATGGCACGAGCAACGGGAGGCAAAACAAGTTCAGGTCTGTATTTTTTACCTGAACCTGCTGCACGAATGACTCCGTTATCAAGGTCAATATCATCAAATGTTAATGAGGTAAGGCCGTTTTCTCCTCCTACGCGAAGAGGTATGAGGGCATTAAAAGCAACTGCAGCGCGAGTGTCCGGGTCCTCAATATTTTTGATTGCATTCATAATGGTTGGCATACTGAACTTTGATTCAGGAACACCCTTAAATGCTAATGATCCTCTTTTTTGTTTGCCCTCAACCAATCCTGCAGATTGTGCCTTCGCAGAATAGTCGGGGAACGGATTTTCGATATCCTGAGCAGCAGCAGCTTTGTTAACCGCGTTTTGTACAGTTGTCAGTGCCTTGAACGGTTCACCTCTTTCTTGAGCTAAAAGCTCCAAGTTGGCTGCTTCACCGATAGATGAGAACGGAGCAGAGTACTCGATACCAAGCCTTTTTAGCTTATTGCCAAAAGATTTGATATTATTGATACGCGATTGGGGAGCATCTTTGGTGGCGAGGTCTAGTGCCTCTCCTACCGTAAGCGTCTTGTCGCGTAGTTTGTCTGCTAATTCTGCCATGCCCTAGTATCCGAATGTGGCGTCCATCGGTTGATACGCCCTGTCCTTAATTCCTCTTAATTGACTGTGTATTGATGCGTAGCCCGATGTGCGGGTCATCACCATGTAGCGGAGCGCATCGTATGCGTGATCTTCTGCTTTGGTGTCTACGTCTTCGCTGTTTGTTTTTGACAGCGGAATACCTGCAAGCTGTTTGACAATGTTCTGGCAGGTACTGAATATCTTCATGCGCGGCTGCCCGGAGTGTGGATCATCTGCCAACCTGCGGTGTATCTCCATCTTGCCTGCTACTCGATTGCGATCTGATGGTGTCCATCGTACGCCACACCGTATCATTGTTTCCGCGATAGAGGGGCCAAGACCCGTTTTATTCCAGCACGAAGAGTCAAGTACAGTGTAATGTGGGGCGGGATCATCTGCCTCTGCCTCCATAATCTTTTGGGCAAGCTCCTCTCCTGTCATTCCCTTACCATACAACTCACGGTACACCCAGATATTGTTGTCCCAGTCAATAGCGCCCCAAAGGACACACGAAGGAGAGCTGTAGCCGTAGTCGGCTGCTCGGATGCGGGGCCAGTTGGTAGGTAGCTCGATAGGATCTACCACGTGCCGTACCCGTGAGAACTCTGGGAACGCTGCACCTTCTGCAACGTCCCAGTCCCCTTCGAGGAGTCGCTTGCGCTCGACCTCTGGCAGGGAGCGTAGCATCGCCTCGTACTGTCCGTCTGCCATAAGATAGGGGTTGTCAGTCAGACGTGCGGGGATAAACCGTCGATAAAATAGAGGTTGACCCTCTTTAGGGTGACCTTGAGGCCATACAAATGTTTTACCTGTTTCGATGTCCGACGCACCAAAGGTCGTGTTGTGAGGTGCCGCATCGATGTACATCTTCTTGACCCACCAGCCGCCTACCCCACCGGGGTTCGCCGTACATCTCATCGATAAGTTACCCATGAGCTCCTGATCGGTCGTACGAAGGCGAGAACGCAGGTAGTCCCATACGTAAGGGGTAGGGTACTGGGTAAT